AAACAACAAACTTTTACCCAAGCTCAACTTGATAACATTATCAAATCAAGATTAGATGCCGAGCAAAAGAAACATCAAAGAACATTAGATGATGCAAAGAAAGCAGAACAAGAAGCTTTCAAAGAAAAAGAAGTTAAGGAAGCTAAATCAAAAGCCGAACTTGAAAAGCTTATGCAACAAAGAATATCTGAAAAAGATACAGAAATTCTAAAGTATAAGAATGAAATCAAGAAAGAAAGAATTGATAATTCTATTATGGCTGTTGCTTCCAAAAACAATGCCATCAATCCAAGCCAAGTGGTTTCTTTACTCAAAGATGCAATTAAATTAAATGACGATGGTAGAGTAGAAATACTTGATAATAATTCAAATATTCGTTATAACGAAAAAGGAAACCTCTTAACAATTGAAGAAAAAGTTAAGGAGTTCTTACAGGCGAATCCACACTTTTCCGTAAGTGGTAAATCTGGCACAGGAAGCCAGAGTTCTGTCGAGGGGAAAACTGTAAAACCTTTCAATATTCAGGATTTAGATATGAGTAAGCCAGAGGATCGTGCTAAATATGCAGAGTATCGCAAAGAACGAGACTCAAAACCTACTCAAATTAATTTAACAAGTAAATAATAAGGAAAAATAACAATGGCAAACGAAAGCACAAGTTCTACACTATCGGAACTATACACAGAGATAGTAGCTGAAGCATTGTTCGTAGCAAGTGAAAGATCAGTAATGAGACCACTTGTAAAAAACTATGCTATTAGCGGTGGTGGAAAGTCAGTCGAAGTTCCTATCTACGCAACAGTTTCTGCGGCGGCGGTATCGGAAGCAACTGATTTATCTAACACAGCAATCAATCCATCTTCTGTAACTATTACAGCAAGTGAAAATGGAATAATGACTACTTTGACAGATTTAGGAAGAAATGCGTCTCCTAGAAATGTTGCGGCAGACATTGGAAGATTGTTTGGAGAAGCAATCGCAAAAAAAATAGATGTAGATTTAACTGCACTATTTGATGGTTTCTCTACTGAAGTTAATGACGGAACAGCAGTCTTAAGTGCGGCTAATGTATTTAATGCAGTAGCACAATTAAGAAAAAATGGTGTTCCAACAGCGGACATATCAGGAGTATTTCACCCTCTAAATGCGTATGACTTAAAAAGTAATTTAACAAATACGTTTGCGGGTTTAAGTACTGAATTATCAAATGAAGCATTAAGAAATGGCTTCGTTGGTAAAGTAGCTGGAGTTAATATATTTGAAACTTCAAATATGGCGGACAGCTCTGGTAACAATCCAGGAACAACAGGCGATTACAAAGGTGCTGTATTTCATAAAGATGCTTTAGGTCTAGCAATGATGCAAGACTTGAAAATCGAAACTCAAAGAGATGCTTCTCTTAGAGCAGATGAAATTGTGGCAACATCAGTATATGGAGTTGGAGAACTTCACGACACTTATGGTGTTGAACTGAACGTAGATTCATCTCTACAATAGTAATACTTATATTAGGGCGAGAAATCGCCCTAATACTTACGAATAAACAAAGGAGAATGTATGAACATCAAACTAACCAATGGTAAAAAAATTATTACTAGATCAAAAGAACAATATGAAGCTAATATAAAAAATTTTAAAATGAGAGGTTTTAAATTAGTTTCTGATAAGGTAAAAGAAGTAAAGCAAGTTAATGACAAAGTAATTGCTAAAGCAAAAAATGTTGTTAAACTAAAGCCGAAAAAAGGCAAAAAAGGAAAAAAGTAAATGGATAAGATTAAAGAATATTGGAAAATGGCTAAAGCAAATCCTAAAGTATCAATAGGAATTGCGGTTGCTGTTTTGATTATTATATTAGCGGTAAAGTAACATGGCAAATTTTTCAGGTGCAAATGTTATAGCAGCTTCTGATGTAACTGCTTATCAAACCGATGCGTTTGATTTTGGTATTGCAAGTGGAGCATCTTCTGTTACAGCTTGGTTAGCACAAACCACTAATGACATATTACGAGATTTAAGAATTAAGTGGTGGCCAATGTATAAATCAAATATTTATACTGACATCACAGTTTTAAATACTGCTGAAATGGTTAATACTAAAGTTGATCTTGACCAGTTTGAAAGAGCTGGAGTGTATTTATTTTTATCAAGATTTTATCTACCAGCATTAACTAAATTTAGACCTGAAGCTGACAAAGACAGATTTGAAAGAATGATTGAGTTTTATTCATCAGCTTACGTTAAAGAATTTCAAACTATTTTAGAAGATGGTGTAAATTACGATAGCGATGCTGGTGGATCAATCTCTGCTAGTGAAAGAGAACCTTTACATGGCTTTAGAAGATTAACTAGATAATGGTTGCCGAAGTTAAATTAAAAACTAACTCCAAAGTCGTAGCCAAAAACTTTAAAAGACTAGCAAGAAAACTTCCCAGATTTATTGATAAAGGACTCCTACAAGCTGGATTTCATTTATTAGATATTATCAGAACTAAAACTGCCAAAGGACAGGATTTCAGAGGTAGTCCTTTTGCTCCTTATTCAGAGGGTTATTTAAAACGATTACAAAGAGAGGGTAAAAAAACAGCAGTAGATTTATTTTATTCAGGTCGAATGTTAGGTGCTTTGACTCCTAGCGGAAAAACTGTAAGAAAAATAGGTAATAATATTGTTGGTGTTTCTTTTTCCAATGCCCAAATGCGACAAAGAGCATTATTCAATCAAGTTCTTGGTAATACAAAAAGAGAATTTTTTGGCTTTAATTCAAGAACAGAAAATATTATAGGTAAAGCATTCAATAGATTTGTAGAAAAACAAATAAGGGCAACAAGAATATGAGTGTAAGAGAAGATATAGCGAGTAATATTAAAACAGTTATAGATGCCATCAGTAGTCCTGATGTTAAGCTCTGTACTAGACAGCCATTTGAATTAGAAGAATTATCACAAGCACAATATCCAGCAGTTATTATTCAAACATCAGAAGAAAATAGAGAAGATCAAGAATTAGGAAGTGGTGCTAAAATGAGAGTAGGCACGATTGACTTTGTTGTATTAGGTTTTGTTAAAGGTGCGAATACCAACATAGATACATTAAGAAATGCTTTAATTACAGCGATTGAAACTGCTTTAGAAACTGATATAACAAGAGATTCCAATGCACTCGATACCGAAGTTGTCCAAGTCGAAACCGATGAGGGTACATTATTTCCAGTAGGCGGTATTAGAATGGTTGTAAGATGTATGTATAAATATGATGCTGGAACACCATAGGAGAAACAATGTCAGTAGATAAAATATTAGATAAGATAGCAAAAAAAGTACATCAAATAGAAAAATTACACGATAAAGAATCTTTACTTTGTGAAGAGGTTAAAGATTTGGTAGAAGAGGTTAGAGAAGAACAAACAGATATTGATGAAGAAGAGGATTTTGAGGAAGAAGAACTTGACGAAGATATTGACGAAGAAGAAGAAAAGGATTAAAAGGAATTATGGCTAAAGATATTAAAATGAGTAAAGGTTCAGAAGAAGTAATAGTTAATGAAAATTCTGTTGCTAAATTTGAAAAGCTTGGCTATAAAACAATTAATGGTAATAATAAAGTTGTGATTAAAGGTTCACAAGGTAAAGTGAATATCCAACCTAAAAAACCAGAATTTAAAAACAAGGAGAATAAATAATGGCACATCATGGTAAAGAGGGTGTTGTTAAGGTAGCTGGTAATGTGGCGGCAAATGTTACTGGTTTCACTTTGGAAACGTCAGCAGATGTTGTTGAAAATTCAGCTTTAACAAATTCTGCAAAAACTTTTACAGCAGGTAGAACTTCATTTAGTGGATCAATCGAATGCCACTGGGATGAGGGCGATACTGCACAAGAAGCATTAGACGTAGGTACAAGTTTAGCTTTCATTTTATTACCAGAGGGTAATGTAAGTGGAGATGTATCTTTTAGTGGAACAGGAATTGTAACAGGAATGTCAGTCGCAGTCACTATGGATGGTATCACTTCAAGAAGTGTTACTTTTCAAGGAACTGGTGCTTTAACTCAAGGTACTGTATCGTAATAATTTATGTCAGTCATTGACAGAGTCAAAACTCATTTTGAAACTCTTAAAACGATCACGATTGAAGTTGAGGAGTGGAAAGATGAGAATGGAAATGCGTCTGTCTTTTATTCAGAACCTTTAACTCTTGAAGAAAAAAATGTTATCTTTAAAAAATCAAATAACTTTCAAGATTTAACAGTATTAGTTGATTTACTAATCATGAAGCTCATGGTTAAAAATGACAAAGGCGAAATGAAAAAAGCTTTTGAACCTGAAGATAAATTCTCTTTAAGAAAAAAAGCAGACTCCAATGTTATTGCAACAATAGCCAATCGAATCCTTGCTGATACCCAATACGAGGATGCCGAAAAAAAGTAGATAGCGACCATGCTACAAGGTCGCTTTTAGTTGTAGCCGACAGACTTAAAATCACAATCCAACAAGTTTTAGATATGCCTGTAAGCCATTATAATTTATGGTTAGCTTACTTGAAAAAAGAAGAAGATGAGTATAAAAGTCAAGAGAGGATGGCTAAACATAAAAGGTATTAAATGGGAACACAAAAACTTAATATAGATATAATTGCAAAAGATAAATCTAAAAAAGCCCTACAAGGTTTGCAAGGAAGTTTGGGTAAATTAAAAGCTTCTGTTTTTAATTTAAGAAATGCCTTTATTGGTTTAGGTGCTGGTCTTGTTATTAGAAATATTATTAATACAGGGAAGCAAATTGAAAACCTACAAGTTAAATTAAAATTCTTATTTGGTACAGCACAAGAGGGTGCAAAAGCTTTTGATGAAATGGCGAAGTTTGCCGCTAAAGTTCCTTTCTCCCTAGAAGAAATACAACGAGGTTCAGGAATTTTAGCAACAATTTCCAAAGATGCTGATGAGTTAGCACATTTAATGAAGATAACTGGTAATGTTGCCGCAGTTACAGGATTAGATTTTCAAACAACATCATCACAAATTCAAAGATCAATTTCTGCTGGTATTGGTGCGGCAGATTTATTTAGAGAAAAAGGTGTTAGAGCAATGCTTGGCTTTCAAGCTGGAGCAGAAGTTTCAATAGAAGAAACAGTAGCCGCATTTAATAGAGTTTTTGGAAAGGGCGGTAGATTTGATGGAGCTACTGATGAACTAGCTAAAACATTTAGTGGTACTCTCTCAATGATAGGCGATAAAGTTTTTAACTTTAAAAGAACTTTATTAGATGCTGGTTTTTTTAGTCAATTAAAAGCACAATTTGGCGATATTAATAAATCATTAGAGCAAAATTCCGCAATGATGGATAAGATAGCAATTACCATTGGAACAGTTATGGCAGTAGCAGTTGAAAAAGTTGCTGATGGTTTTAAATTTATGGCAAAACATTCTAAAGAATTTGGAATGGCTATTAAAGTATTAATATCATTAAAAATAGCTTCAATGTTTATTAGATGGGGTAGAGCATTAATCCCTATTGTAGCTTCAATGAGAGCATTGGTTTCGTTATCAGGAGTAGGGTTAGCATTGGTAGCGGCTTCTGTAACTGCTTCTGTTGCAACCTTTTTGGCTTTAGGAAAAGCTCTTGATGATATTGAAGAAAAGATAAATAAAAATTTTACTAAACATAGAGAAAATTACGATTTTGAAGATGCTAAAGTACAATCTATTCTTAAATCACAACAGGGCATAACAAAAGAAGTTGAAAAACAAATAGAACCAGTTAAAAAAATTGGAGAAGAATTTAGAAGAATCAATGAGGGTGCTATTGCTAAACTTGATGAACAAATCAAAAATATCAATACGACTATTGCAACAGGCATTAGTAGCGGTATCACAAAAATGTCAGATGGATTAGCAAGGTCTTTAATACTTGGAGAGAAACTATCAGATACATTTAGAAAAATGGCTGGAGAATTATTAGTTAGAATTTTAAGCACAACAATAGAAGTGATTACAAGAAAAGGTGTTGAACTTGCTATTGAAAAATGGATTACAAAAGAAAAAGAAAAACAATGGGATTTTGAAAACAAAAAGGCAAAAGCTTCATTATTTAATGTTGGTATGAGTTTAATGGGTTTCCAACATGGAGGAGCAGTATCAAAAGGCAAACCAGTTGTTGTAGGAGAACGTGGGCCAGAAATGTTTATTCCAAATACTTCAGGACAAATTACTCAAAATGCTAGAGGTGCTGGTGGGGGTAGTGTTAATGTTAATTTTACTATTAACACAATAGACTCTAGAGGTTTTGATGAAGCTTTAGTAGAAAATAGAGGAACAATTACTTCTATTATTAATAATGCTATGAATGAAAAAGGAGCAAGAGGTATCGTATAATGAGTGGAGCATTTCCAATATCAAGTTCTAAATTTGAAACATTAGGCATTAAGTCTATTCAACCCACTATTATTTCTAAATCTATAAGTGGAAAAAAATTATCAAGAACGATTGATGCTCAACGATGGGCATTTACCATTTCTGTTATAACATCAACAAGAGCAACTGCGTATGGAGAGTTAATGGCTTTTATTGTTAAGCAAAGAAGTGGAAAAGAAAACTTTACTGTTGTTCCTCCAGAAATAGAAGATGCTAGAGGAAGTGAAACAGGAAGTGTTTTAGTTAATGGAGTTCACGCAGTTGGAGAT